AAGCCTTTATTTTTTGAAACAAAGGATTACAACAACTGCTATTCAAAACTGCTTGAAGGAGCTATTACACTTGCAACAATTAAACAACATTACTCACTTACTGCTGAAGTAGAAAAAGCCTTGAAAAATGCAACCAACTAACACAGCACCTGAACGATTCGGCAAATTTACAGCTTCTTCCATTTGGAAGTTGCTGGTCGGTGGTAAGGCAAAGGACCAGGAGTTTGGCGAGACTGCCCTAACTTACATTGATGAGAAGATAGTTGAAGTCTTAACACAAGAACGACCTTTAAACTTTACTACATCAGCGATGTCATGGGGCATAGAGCATGAGTATATCGCCAATGAAAAGTACAAGTCTATGTTTGATATTCAAGATTCCGATATAGAATACTTTGGAATAGAGAATCCTAAATTCTTCCCATGTCCTAAGTTTTCTTTAAATGCTGGAGCAAGTCCTGATGCTTTACATGGAGATTGGTATGTTGAATATAAATGCCCTTACAATTCAACCGTTCACTTAAAAAACTTGACTATATCACGAATGAAAGATGGGCAATTAGAAGTTTTTAAAAAGCAATACAAGGATTATTATCCACAGATTCAGTATGGAATGTGGTGTACATCCCTCAAACAAGCAAGATTTGTTTCTTTTGATCCACGATTTAAAGATGAGTTTAACAAGATAGCCATCATTGAGATTCCACTTGATGAGGAGTTTATTAAGGGACTTTTGAAGAAGATTGAATTTGCTGTGGACTGCTTAAACGATGCTATAAAATGAAGTATAAATCAACTGCCTATCTTGAAGATGGACTTCTAAAGCTCCGAAATTCAAAGGAAGCGACTAAGTTCTGCCAGTCATTAAATTGTGCCGAGTTTACCGTTACCTTTGAGAAAAAGAAAGCCATCAGGAGCTTGGAGCAAAATGCTTACTATTGGTCAGCAGTAGTGCCACTAATGAGACAAGGATTTGAGGACTTAGGCAATACCTTTACTTTGGAATCAGCTCATGAATTTATAAAGAGTGAGTTTAACTTTAAAGAGATTATTAACGAAAAGACAGGCGAAATCAAGCGAGTGCCACAATCAACAACAACACTATCCAAGAGTGAGTTTTGCGAGCTGATAGATAGGTTAAATGTGTTCTGTGGCGAGTGGTTTGGTTTCAATATTCCTGCACCTGGCGAACAGGTCGAATTAGAATTGCACTAAAATAATTCAAAATAAATTTTGAATATCAAAAATAAGATTATATCTTGCACCCATTATCAAACTAAAAAACAAACTAAAATGAAAAAAGAATATTCTGACTTTTTAAAGTCAAAACAAAAGAATCATATTTATTCAGGATTCGATATTGAAGAAAATGAGTTAAATAATAATTTATTCCCATTTCAAAAATTTATCGTTAAAAGAGCATTAAGAGCTGGTAAATATGCAATTTTTGCTGATTGTGGATTAGGTAAAACTTTAATGCAATTATCATGGGCAAATGAAGTATCAAAGAAAACAAATAAAAAAGTATTGATATTAGCTCCTTTAGCTGTTGTTGAACAAACAAGACAGGAAGCAGTTAAATTTAATATTAATATTGATTGCTTTGATGCAGATAATTATGAGCAAATTGCTAATATTGACTGCTTATCTTATTCAGGAGTAGTTTTAGATGAAAGTAGCATTCTTAAAAACTTTGAAGGAGCTACTAAAAAACTAATATTAGATACTTTTGCTAATACTCCTTATAAATTAGCTTGTACAGCAACACCATCTCCAAATGATCCAATGGAATTAGGCAATCATTCAGAGTTTTTAGATGTAATGAGCCGTAATGAGATGTTGGCAATGTATTTTGTGCATGATGGTGGAGAGACTGCTAAATGGAGATTAAAAGGTCATGCTATAAAATTATTTTATCAGTTTATTGGTAGCTGGGCAATCATGCTTAATAAACCTCAGGATATAGGATTTGAAATGCAAGGATATGCTTTGCCACAACTTAATATAATTGAAAAGCAAATAGTAACAGAAAATAGAGATAACGGGCAATTATTTAATGATGTTGCAATATCAGCAACTAACTTTAATAGTGAGTTAAGAATGACTAAAAAAGAAAGATTAAATGAAGTTGTTAAAATAATTCAATCAAAGCCTAATGATAATTTTATAGTATGGATTAAGCAAAATGAGGAGGGAGATATGCTTAAAAAATTATTACCTCATGCTATTGAAGTAAAAGGATCAGACACTGATAAATGGAAAAAAGAAAAGCTATTAGGATTTGCAAATAATGAATTTAGAATCTTAATTACAAAGACTAAAATAGCATCTTTTGGAATGAATTATCAAAACTGCCACAATCAAATATTTGCTTCATTAGATTTTAGTTTTGAAGGATTATACCAAGCGATGCGTAGGTCATATAGATTTGGGCAAAAACATGAAGTAAATATTTATTTAATAACAACAGACACAATGAGCAACGTAAAACAATCAATTAATAACAAACAAAAACAATTCGAAATTATGCAAGATGAAATGGCAATAAGCGTAAATGCTAACTTAAACAATAATACAATGACACAATCAGACTTTGATATTGAAAGTGAAAACAATGAATGGTTTGATATTAAAAGAGGGGATTGTGTTGATTTAATTAAAAATGTACCAAGTGAGACAGTTGGATTAAGTGTATTTAGTCCTCCATTTGCTGAGCTTTATACATATTCAAGTCATGTTGAGGATATGGGCAATTCAAAAGATTATAATGAATTTTTAGAGCAATTTGGATATCTTATTAAAGAGCTTTATAGAGTTATGATGTCAGGTAGAAATGTAGCTGTGCATTGCATGGATATTCCAATTCAAAAAGGTAAGCATGGATTTATTGGATTAAGAGACTTTAGTGGATTGCTATTAAAAGCATTTGAAGAAGCTGGATTTATTTATGCATCTCGTGTAACTATTTGGAAGGATCCTGTAATTGAAATGCAAAGAACTAAAGCACTTGGATTATTACATAAGCAAGTAAAAAAGGATAGTACAATGTCAAGAGTTGGTATTCCTGATTATGTAATGATTTTTAGAAAAGATGGAGATAGAACTAATCCTGTAACAAGTTTAGATATACCAGTGGACCTTTGGCAAAAGTATGCTTCTCCTGTATGGATGGATATTGATTATGGCAATACTTTAAATGGATTTAGGAATGGTCGTGAAAGCAATGATGAAAAGCATATATGTCCTTTACAATTAGATACTATTGAAAGATTAATACATCTTTATAGCAACAAAGGAGACACTGTATTAACTCCTTTTATGGGCATTGGTAGTGAAGTTTATCAAGCTGTTAAGATGGGCAGAAAAGGGATAGGATTTGAATTAAAAGAAAGCTACTACTCAATAGCAAAACAAAATGCACAATCTGCTGTAACTGCAAAGAATCAATTAACATTAATCTAAAAACATCATGCAATTAGATATATTTACATCTCAAAATTTAAGAGATAAAGGCATTCAACAAGCAATCAATCATGCCGATCAAGTCAAGCCTTTATGGAGTGAACAAGCCTACAACTGCTTATTAAATTACATAAGATACAATGATGAGTTTATGACTGAAGATGTGAGAGAAGCATCCAAGCATCATTTATCTGAGCCACCATCAGCAAGAGCATGGGGTGGAATAATAGTCAAGGCAGTTAAATGTGGATTGATTTATCGAAAAGGATTTAGGAACGTATCGAATGTAAAAGCTCACAGGACTCCTGCTTCACTTTGGGCAGTAAATAAATAAGTGCTAAAGCATATAAAATAGCAATTATCAATCAAATCATATTTAAAAACATATAAAAATGGAACATAAATACACAGCAGTAAATTGGCTAATAAATACCTTAGAAGCTCTTGAATCCAACTTGGAAAAAGGATTGATAAGTGTTGATGACTTCATCAATGATGTTAAATGGGCAAAGGATAAAGCCAAAGAGATTGAACGTGAGCAGATAATCAATGCACACACACGAGCTTATTTAATCGAAGAAGAACATATCAGCAAGGAATTTGCCGACAAAGTCAGCACCGATTATTACAATCAAAAATATAAACAAGACTAAGATGACCACTAAAATTGAATTAGGAAAAGAAATGCTTGAAGAAATTAAGCACCTGGAGATAACACTACTAAATAAAAAGCTCGAATACTCAAAATATTGCTTTGAAAATGGA